CAGCTTATTGGGCTGACCGCACTAAATGGAGTCCTTCCAAAACGAAGTCTCCCTCAACTAAATGGAAAAAAGGATCGTAACTATGCCACAGATAGACCCCAAAACTGGTAAGCCCTACCCTAATACGCCTGCTGGTAGAGCTGCAAGCGATGCCGAGTATAAGGCTAGGCAGAAAGCAGCGGCTCGAAAAACAGCTAATGCAAAAGCCACCGTGTTTGGCTCAGGTAAACCCAAAAAACTAGTCGCTAAGAAAAAGGCGATGGCTAAAAGCCCTTACAAGAAGAAGGGGAAATAGTAGATGGCAACTAACAAAACCTTAGCGCAACTTAAAAAGGAAGCGGCGACCAAGAAGTTCAAGCCTAAGAATCCGCCCCGAGACGTAAAAAGGTTTATGGCCGCTGCTGCAGAACGCAAGCGTAAGAAAGCCGAAGCAGAGAAAAAAAAGGCCCGTAATAAGGGCGCTATGGCTAGGGGAAAAAATGGCGCGTACTAACGAAGCAAAATGGAAGCGCATTGTTTCTAGCGTAAAGGCTGGGACAAGTGGTGGCAAAGCTGGGCAATGGTCTGCGCGGAAAGCGCAGCTTGCAACTAAGCGTTATAAAGCGTCGGGCGGTGGGTACAGCGGTGCTAAGACTGACGAGCAGAAGTCACTCACGAAATGGACCAAAGAGAAGTGGGGTACTAAGAGCGGGAAAAATAGCACTCAGGGTTCAAGCGCGACAGGCGAGCGATACTTGCCTGAGAAAGCTCGGAAGTCATTGACTAAGAAAGAGTACGCAGCAACGACCGCAAAGAAACGCGAAGACACCAAAGCAGGAAAGCAAGTTTCCAAGCAGCCTAAGAAGATTGCTAAGAAAACGGCTCGTCATAGAGCCTAAGACCAAACAAGGTAACTGATGCTATGGACGTACTCGACGCGATTGGAGCTATCTGGCCGCTGGCATTAGGGTTTGTAACCTTGGTTATTGTCTTAGCGAAAATGCATGCAGATATTGAGCAGATGAAAGAGAAGATCCGGACTTTGTTTGAGTTATGGAACAAGAGGGATAAGTAGTGACGGATATAAATGAAGACACGGAATTAACGATACCGTTAAAAAACCTTCTCGGTATGCTTGCTATAACTGTGATAGCTACGACGGCCTATTTCTCGATTGAGTCAAGGTTAGTAGGGCTTGAGTATCAGGTCAAAATTACGCACGAAGGGGTCGAAGAGAACGATGCTTGGATTGATGCCTTTGAACCACCACATGAAGTAAAGGACACGATTTTGAGGGTACGTAATCTCGAACTCAAGCTCGCTAAAATAGAAACCAAGATGCTCGAATCTGAAAAATAGATCGATCGATAACTGTTGCTTTTATGTATTAGCAATACTAATATAAAGATTACGTCTATCAGTACGATATCTGATCGGCCCGTAGCCGCTAAAAACGCACCTCGCCTGTAAAGGCGTAAAACCTGCCGGGGTCGTCCCTCGTTATAAAAACGCTAATACGTTGCTTCACGATACGAAGCACGGATTAGCCGCTCCAAAAGTCGGCTGAGAGCATTAGCAAAAGCTAATGTAAATGAAAATTGTACGCATTAAGGAGGCCACAAATGGCTCTTACTAACTTTGCGTCCTTGACTTCCAATCAGCTTACTGCATGGAGCAGGGACTTCTGGCGTGTTGCACGTAACATGTCATTCGTAAATCAGTTCGCAGGAACTGGACAAAACGCTATGGTTCAGCGCGTTACTGAACTTACTAAATCCGACAAAGGCACCAAGGCGGTAATCACGCTTCTGGCTGATATGACCGGAGATGGTATTACTGGCGATTTCACCTTGGAAGGTAATGAAGAAGCGTTACGCGCTTATGACATTACGATTGAGTTAGACCAGCTGCGATTCGCAAACCGAGTTGCTGGCCGGTTGGCTGACCAAAAGTCAGTTGTTAACTTCCGAGAGCAATCACGAGATGCACTTGCTTATGCAATGGCTGACCGTATGGACCAGCTCGCGTTTTTGACGCTTGCAGGCGTTGCTTACACTCACAAGAACAACGGCGGTTTGCGAACCGTAGTTGGCGGCGCTGTAAACGGCCAAGAACTCGTTGACTTGGAGTATGCGTCAGACGTATCTGCGCCTACGGGTGATCGGCATCGTCGTTGGGATGCTACTAGCGGCTTGGTTGCTGGCGACACTACTGCGGTAGCTGCTGTTGACAAGATGAGCTACGAGTGCATCGTTGAACTCAAAGCCTTCGCCAAGGACAACTACTTACGTGGTATCCGTGGTTCAGGTGGCGATGAAGTCTTCCACTTGTTTGTAACTCCACAGCAGATGAAAGCGTTGAAGCTCGATACCGACTTCATCACTAACGTCCGTAATGCTGGCGTTCGTGGACCAAGCAACTCTCTGTTCTCAGGATCATCTAGCTTGATGGTTGACGGGATCATGGTTCATGAGTTCCGCCATGTGTTTAACACCTCTGGTGCTACCACTGGTGCTTCAGGTAACGCTGGCGCTGCTGGGTACAAGTGGGGTGCTGACGCTAACATCGTAGGTGGACGCGCTCTGTTCTGCGGAGCACAAGCCTTGGCAATGGCAGATATCGGTTTACCCGAAGTTGTCGAAGATACTTTCGACTACGGGAACCAGCAAGGTATCTCAATTGGCAAGATCTTCGGTATGCGGAAGCCAAAGTACAACTCTGACATCTCAGGGTCTGTACAGGACTTCGGCGTAATTGCCTTAGACACTGCACAGTAAGAAACATGGCTCCTCCTTCGGGGGGAGCTTTTCTTTTTCTAGCGAGAATTCAATGAAGATAATTACAGACAAAGAAGTCAGGGTAACTACCACGGGTGGAACAGCTGTCATTTTTTATCCGGGGATAGAAAAAACCATAGCCGATGAGATAGGGCTGTTAGCTCTGCAAATGGGCGCGAAAGAAGTAAAAGAATCGAAGGCAAAAAAAGAGCCTGTATCAATTGAAATATCTGATGAGGTCACTCCGGTTGAGGAGATCGAACAAGCTGGACCAGATGCGAAGTTACTTGAATGCCTCGAAACATTAATTGAAGAGGGGCACCCGGATAATTTCAAAGCCGATGGAGCACCTAAGTCACAAGTTGTAAACAAGCTAATGGGGCGAAGTATTCCAAGCGAAGAGCGAGATGCTGCTTGGGAGATAGTCCTTAATTCCTAGAGGGTAGATAGATGGCAGTAACAGTCCAAAGCGTTGTTGATAGAATCCAAACCACTTTGCAGGATACTACTGGTATCCGCTGGCCCGTTACTGGCGAATTAGTCCTGTGGATCAACGACGCCCAGCGAGAAATCGCGCTTCTTAAGCCAGACGCGGCTGCAAAGAATGAGACGGTCACTTTGGCTACAGGGACCAAGCAGATTATCCCGAGTGGCGGCAATCGGTTGTTGCGAGCCGTGCGGAATATGTCCGCTGCTTCTAGCGGAACAGGTAAGCGCTCAGTACGCCTCGTGTCCCGTGAGGTTCTTGATGCACAGACACCTGACTGGCACGACCCCGCTGTTGCTGGCGATGCAGCGCACACAAACATTATTAAGCATTACATATACGACGAAGCCAACCCTCGTAACTTCTACGTTTACCCCGGCGTGAGCGGGAACGCCTATTTAGAAATCATATACAGCAGCAACCCACTTTCTGTTGGCCTAACAGGTGCTCGAACTGATCTTGAAGTGCCTGACATCTACGGTAACGCTGTGGTTGATTACTCACTGTTTCGAGCCTATACGAAAGATGCTGAATATGCTGGCAATGCCCAAAGAGCGAGCACCCATTACAACCTGTTTATCAACAGTGTTACTGGCAAAGGGCAGATCGATATCATCACCAGCCCTAATTCAGATCTGGGACCACAGGGGATTACAACCGGCGCTCAAGTCGGTCAGCAGGTGAGGTAAATAGATGGCGACATCTTACGAGTCACTTTTACCCGAAATCATTCCGATGGTTCCGGGCTGTACGGACACACTGATAGAGAACAGTATCCGCTCTGCGGTAATTGAGTTTTGCGAAAAAACCGAGGCGTATCAGCAGGAACTAGATCCTGTTACCACGGTTAAAAACATCTATGAGTATGACCTAGAGCCTCCAGCCCAGACTTCTGTTTGCAAACTACTGTGGGTCACACATCTCGGTAATGAGATCGAAGCAATCACCACAGCTTTGCTAGAGCAGCGGGAGCCTAAGTGGAGAGATTCTAGTCACTTCGGCACCCCTAAGTATTTCGTGAAGCAATCGCAAAGCACTGTCTGGCTTGTCCCTGTTCCAACTACAACAGAGGTCAGCGGGACAATTATTAGGGCCGTTCTTAAACCCACACATTCGTCTACTTCTTGTGATGATGCGGTTATGTCTGATTTCCGAGACACCATTGTCAATGGCGCGTTGTTTAGGTTGTTACGTTTGCCAAGCAAAGATTGGACTGATTACGCGGGGGCGCAGGTGTACGGCACCCTATTTAACGAGGGTCTTGCTTATGCAGAGCGCAAAGCAAGGCAGGGAGATGTACGAGTATCTAGGAAGGTTACTTATGGAGGAATCAACAAGCCGTATCGATTTTCAAGAAACCGTTACTCGAGGGGGTGATCCATATCTTGCAGATATCCGCAAAGAGTGGGACTGGGTATCGAAGGGGGTACGGGAGATCCTAGAGGGGACTCCCCAACTCACTTTCAGGCAAGAGGATGTATACGCGGCTTGCGTCAACGGACAAGCCATGTTGTGGGTCACTACCGAAGGTTTTGTAGTTACAACGGTAGAAGTAGATCAGTTTACGGAAGACAGAACACTTTTGGTTTGGCTCGCGTGGGCAAGAGATCGCGGAGCAAAAAAAGCAGCGTACTACCTACCTTTTTTTGAAGAGCAAGCAAGACGGGCGGGGTTGCAG